TAAAAATGAGTCCTAGAGGTGTAATGAACAGGAGAAGGTCTGTAGAAGTTCGGTTAGGGATTAAGTTAGAAACTCTAATAAACCCTAAAGATGACTACAATAAAAAACAAAAAGAAGAACGCATTGCTAGGCTAAAAGCAAAAAACGAAAACAGAATAGAACAAGCACCAATCTCAGTTAGAAGGGGAACAGCACTTGATAAAGGTCGTATTATTGTTTTTAGCGATGCCCATTTTTATCCTGATGATACTACTACAGCTTATAAGGCTTTGCTTAAATTTATTGAGTATTTTAAGCCAACGATTATTGTTAATAATGGTGATTCCTTTGATGGCGGTTCTATTAGTCGGTTTCCTCGCATTGGTTGGGATAAGAAACCTACTGTCCAAGAAGAACTCGAAGCCAACAAGTTTTACTTAGGCGAGATAGAAAAGATAAGACCAGCAGGTTGTAGATTGATTTGGTGTCTTGGTAATCACGATGCTCGATTTGAGACATTGCTTGCTGCTCAAGCTAGTCAGTTTGAGGGTGTACAAGGATTCCAACTAAAAGACCACTTTCCGCTATGGGAAGGATGTTGGTCGTTTTGGGTTAATGATGATACTGTAATTAAACACAGGTTTAAGGGTGGGCGATACGCAGGCTATAACAATGCTGTAGCTGCACAAACCAACATTATCACAGGTCATACCCATGTCTTAGCTTGTCAGCCCATTACAGGATATTCTAGGACTATCTGGGGGGTACAGACAGGCACACTAGCAGAGCCTAATAATATGCAGTTTGCAGATTACACCGAGGACTCGCCAAAGGACTGGCGATCTGGACTAGTGATGCTGTCTTGGGATCGAGGCAGAATGCTTATGCCAGAGATGATCCAAGTCTGTGGTGAGGATGAAGTGGAGTTCCGAGGAGAGATTCTAAAGGTATGAAACTGACCTCCACTATTCTAAAGAATATCTACACCATGCTTGTGGTGTGTGAGCCTTTTGATAAGTGGGATATGCCTCTTGCAGAACAGATAAAGTTTATCGTAGACTACGATCCAGATACCATGGGAACTTACTTGTACGATGATGGTGCAGACAAGTACGAACACATTATTACAATATCAGCAGCTAGAAATGGCTTTTTAGAAACAGCTATTAGAACCATGGCGCATGAAATGATCCACGCTAGTAGGTGGAACACTTCTACTTGTGCCTGGACAAAACACGATAAGACTTTTAGATACAGAGCTAAGTTAGTATCAGAGTCCTTAGGGTTTGACCCTTTAGAGTTGTAGTTACTCTGTACATTCACAAGGTGCATCAAATCCTACCAATGGAAGCGTCATTTGAGCTTCGTGCATTCTTATGACATCTGCCCATGCGTAATTACGACCAAGCCCTTTAATGCTAGTTAATTCAGCGTTTTGTTCAATCTTTAAGGCTCGTTGTAATAAATCAGGATACTCTTTGTAAAGTTGCACAATTTCCTGTGGTTTAGAGCTTGGGCAGTAAAAACAAGCAGATTTGGCTACATTCTTAATCCCAACAGACTCAATAATATCTAAGCATTTTTGCCTATCCCATTGCCATTCAATTAATGGATAAATATGGTCATATTTTTTATCCTCACGCTTTGCTGCGTTTTCGGCTCTATGTTCTTCGTTGGCATCGTAACCTATGTATTTAACGCATTTTTGTCCACTTTTCCATGTGTCAATGGCTGGTTGCCAGTTATTGCAAAATTTGTCTTGTGGAGCTATTTTGTGCTTTTGCGAGCATCGTTTATACCCATAGGCTATAGATGGTAAGGCATTTGCCCGTAAACATTCTTCTTCTAAGGTTTCGTATTCGCCTGATTCTGTAACCCGTTTAACAATAGTAATTTGTGGGTATCCTTGTTTTTTTAGCCAATCGCTAAAGGCTTCAATGTGTGAGTAGGTTGTTGGTCGCTCACCACCAGTATCGGCAAACAAAATAAGGTCTATTGGGAGTTTTTTTTGGATAAGACCAATAACCATAGCTGTAGAATCCACCCCCCCCCCAAAAGCAACTATGTGTGGGTTCATTTCATCACCCCAACAAGTCCTCGTTCAAAAAGTTCACCAATGGTTGCGCGGTGCGCCTGTTCCCACATCTCAATCCTTGCGTTTTTCGATAATGTGCTAGATGTATCGGCTTCCGCATGGCAGCGAAAACAGAGGCTTGCAATGCGAAAATCGGATGACTTAAGTCCACGACCTTTTCCATCTCGTAACTGGTTGGAATGTGCAGCCACGACAGTTCCATCTTCTATCCCACAATGTTGACATGGTAGTAGTCTAGCAATTTCTAGGAGTTTTTTGTTTCTATACATTTTCTAAGGTATTCGTTTTCTTCTCTTGTTTTCTTTAGCAACTGAGATAAATGGTGTGCTGTCTTTAACATCTCGTTATACCTTTTAAGGTGTAAGTTGTAGTTTGTAGAGTCCATTAAACTAATTCCAATCCTTGTTGCTGTAGCCGTTCATTTTGTAGAGTTTCATAATCTTTGTTTAATTCGCATCCAATCCATTTTCTTCCTAAATTTTGTGATACTTGTCCTGTAGTTCCACTACCAAAAAAAGGGTCTAAAACTATATCGCCAACTTTACTTCCTGCTAATATGCAAGGCTTTATTAGTTCTTCGGGATATACCGCAAAATGAGCTCCTGAGTATGGTTTTACTGGTACAGACCAAACATCACGCTTGTTTGCTTTTTCATATTCTTTGCTGACATTGCCTGATTTTGTAGCATATTTTGGGTCATCATTATCGCCATATTTATTGCCACCAAATCTTATCCCTTCGCTTTTTGTTGTTGCAGGCTCTTTAATAGATTCATGGTCGAAATAATACTTTTGGTTTTTAGTCAGCAAAAATATGTATTCATGGCTTTTGGTGCATCTATCCTGAACAGACTCAGGCATTGGGTTTGGTTTGTGCCAAATAATGTCTTGCCTTAAATACCATCCAAAGTCTTGTAGTGCAAAGGCTAATCGCCAAGGCATACCCATTAAATCTTTTTCTTTATAACCTTCTAATTTATTTCCCCTTCTTGCACACACTTGTGGAAGGTCTTGGTTAGTATTAGCAACAGATTGTTTACTTAATGCCTGACCTTTGCCTGGTCTGTAGTTGTAATAACTATCGCCAAGGTTTACCCATAAAGTACCATCGTCAGCAAGAATATCCCATACACAAGCAAATACTTCTACAAGGTTATCTATAAAATCTTGTGGTGTTTGTTCGTTTCCTATTTGCAAGTCTTTTCTAGTTGCTCCGCATTTCAAACAATCGCCTGACGATATTGCTTTTTTATTGCTACCTCTGCCACCTTCATCAATAAAATTTCTATTATTTGAAATAACTAAACCTTCATGTTCGCATGAATTATCACCACCAGCCCACTCGGCAGTTCCATAATCTCTAAGACCATAATAAGGTGGGCTAGTAACGCACATTTGCACCTTGACCCCATCTTTTGCCATCTGTCGCATGGAATCTCTACAATCACCAAAATATACTTTGTTCATTATTCCACCCCAATCCGTATAGAAATGTAAACTATGAGAAACACAATCAATGCCCAGATGTAGACAACATCGCTATCGAGCATGATTATCTACAGACCGATTAGTAGCCTCTAGACTGCGCCATATCTCGACTTTCAGTTGTGCTGCGGTCAGCATCCACTTAATCTTTTCCTCGCACTCCACAGCCTCTTTTAAGCCATCCAGTAGCCCAATATACTCTGGGTCTGCATACGCATCTACCTCGGCTGCTGCGACAGACTTAGCCGATGACTTAGACATAAGGATACTGCGCTTAGACTTTAGGAAGTTCTCTAGGTAGATTCTGTTTGCCTTGGCTTTAGCAAAATCTCCTGAGTATTTCATAATGTACTCTACTGCTTTTGTTGGATCTATATCCATTTTCCCCATTCCCCTTTATTTCCTTTAGACCATTGTTCCCCGTACAGGATTAATAGGTCTTTATCTATTGTATGGTCTGATAAATACTTTCTCCACTTTGTCAGACCCCAATCATTCCTCCACTTACAGAGTTGCCGTACTGCCGATCTTAGCCGAAAGTCTGGTTCTAAACTGCGCGAAAGTTTCTCCTGCATTTGGGTTTAATCCTAGTTCTCTGCCTTTGGCTAAAGTAAGTTCATCGCTTGCATACCAAGGTAAAGGTGGTCGCTTGTTCTCTTTCTGCTCAATTACAAGCTCATCCTCGAACCTCTCTTGGTTTAGCCAGGTAGAGGCATGAGGGATAAACTCCCAATCAGTACCTTTTGCTGCCCAATACTTACGATGCTCTACTATTGCCTCTAGTGCCTTTTGTTGGTTGTCTAGGCTTAGTTTTTCCCACGATCTTTTTGCTGTTAGCTTTCCGACCTTTTTGGGGTATTGCTGCCAAAAGTTCTCGAATGTCATTTTCCCTTTTCCTTTCGTTTATTGCTCTTTCCATTACTGCTGTAAACCCTGCTTGCATAATAAACTTATGCCCTGCCTTATCCATCTTAAGTTCGACCTCTGCCGATCCATCTGGTAGTTCTTTAAGAATCTTGACTTGTATCTTCATCCATCCACACCTTTATGCTTTTATTAAAGTCTGCTTTCATAAGAACTGGCTTGTCTAAACAATCTAACATTCTAAATAAGTTCTGCTTTACTTCCTTTAAATCTTCTCCCATGACACCAACACCTCTTGCTGTGTACAGATAAGGCTCATGGTTCTTATCGTAAAAAACCTCGCACACCTCAACCCAAGGCTCTCCATTGTTTTCTTCTGAAAAGTCTACCACTCTATGATTCCAATGCATATTAAAACCATTTAGAAAGTTCGTAAGAGATGTATAAAACACATCCAAAAAAGTACATAATTACTGCTGATGATTCTACTAATACTAGTGGTATATCCCTTTGGTATATCCCTGCAATAGTCCATAGTCCACTACCAATCAAACTGAGGAATATATTGGCAGGATAGATATTGACAGAGGTAAGCCCAATCCCTATAAGACAGAGTATTGTGCCAAGCCATTTTACCAAGATCATTTTTTCTTTCTTGCTTCAATTTGCTTTTGTAGAATATACCAGAACTCAGATTTGATAATCATTTTTTCCCCTTTCCCTATAACTTAACATATTTGTTACTTTAAATACCATTAGGTATTGTTTATATTACACAAGTTTTAGACAATACTCTACTTTAGGTGATAAGCATTATCAACCTGACCCATCTGTACTAGACTAGTCCTACCTAAGTTAATGTTCAATCATTTGTAGACTTATATATCACCCTTGATCTACAAATTTGTGCAGTACCCATTTAAGTCTGCGAGGCTTGCCATCTTAGTAGTGAGCCTATCTTTTCTTCCACGCTGCCGATATAAGCACTATGTTTCGCCTGGAGTGCGAGCAGAAATAGAAAAACCCCATAAGGTAGCTCTAAGTTGATACCACTTAACAAAAGAATCCACGACTTTTGCTAAATGCTCAAAGCTACCCTATAGGGTCTTGTGGATTACTACAAACAGGTATCAATCTGCTAATGTAATTATAAATCAAAACTCAAATTCTTTAAAGTCGTATCTCCCATTGGGTTTCTTAAACCAGCCAATTACTATAATTCTCCACTTAGACCTAATAAGCTCAGGGAGATATTCGCTTTCTTGAATCTTCTTAATTCTGGATGACATATTGCTTTTGGATGTCATTTGTATGCCTAAAGACTCTCCGTTGCCAATAGCCACCATATCTAAGATGCCAAACATATCTTTTTTTCGTTTTGTAAAAGAGTTGTAGGACTCAACCACTTCGCATTTATATCCCTGAGACTCGTATAGAGCCTTTGTACGCTGATTGTAGTTAGGCAAAATCTTCTGCTGTTATCTTGCCCTCAGATGCCTCTATGATGGCTTGGTGGTGTTTCTTGGGGATGCTGTTCCGCATTGACCAAGCATAAACAGTTACATATTTCATGCTTAGTTTGTCGGCTATATCCTTGTAGCTGCCAAATACCTCTAGTAATTTGTCAAAGTGTTGTGTTTTTGCAACAGTATCCATGTTATCTCCTTTTGTAGATCTTTGATTCTACATGAAATACATAGGTTTGTAGATATTAGGGTTTGTCCTAGTATAAATATTCTACAAATCTCTACAAATCATGTATAGTTTCTACATAAGCAATGTTGCTTATTTCTTTGAAAGGGAAACAAAATGGAATATCAAACTAAAGATGGTTATGTAATTTCAGAAGAAAACTACAACAAAATTAAAGAGATTTGCCCACAGTTGTCGTTTGACGAAATTATGAGACTTATTGATTTGTTTAAATCTGGAGCAGTTAATATATAAACAACATCCCCCTTCGGGGGGAACTGGAGATAATATGAAAGACTTTAAAGGTGAATGGAAAGATGTACTTTGGGGTGCTGTGGCAGCCATCCTTATGCTTGCACCAGCGATGATTGTGTATGTTTGGAAAACAGGGGGTGTGTCATGAAAGATAACTTTATGCCTGACTTTGAGAGCAGACCAGCTTTTAGTGAGCAAGAGTATTTGTGGGAAAACCACATGAAGAAGGGTGCTGACTGCGATGTGCTTGATGTAGATAACTTTGTAGAGTATCTTGGTAAAGCAGTAGAAAGTAAGAAGGGTGCTGAGAAGTGGGAGTTGTATCGCCAGTACGCAGAGAAAGGTGATTGGCATAACTTTGGTCGTGCAGTTTATTTTTTAGTCCACGATCATATTGAAGATGAGTTGTTATGAATAAAGAACTTTTTTTACATTTAACTTGTTTTATTAAAAAATCAAAACCAAACAAAGAAGATTATTTGTTACAAAAAGAAATTCAAATTATTCGACAGAAATACAGAGATTCAAGAAAAACAAAACACCAATGTTATTACGAATCAGATTTATTTTTAGTGAAAGAAATTTTAAAAAAAAGGGGGATGTATGAGTAAATATTTAGAACTTAGAAATGTAGATGTATCTGACAAAATTGACAAGAAGAATGGACTAAGCTACCTTTCTTGGGCGTGGGCGGTGGATACATTGCTACAACACGATCCACAGGCTACTTGGTCGTATGGTCAGCCTGTATTGTTTGGTGAGACTGTAATGGTGTTCTGCACAGTTAATGCCTTTGGCAAGTCGATGACATCGCAGTTACCTGTCATGGACTATCGCAACAAGGCAGTACCTAATCCCGATGCGTTTGCTGTTAATACTGCGATGCAAAGATGCCTGGCTAAAGCGATTGCTCTACATGGTCTCGGTTTATCTCTTTATGTCGGTGAGGATTTGTGGGATGATATAGAGGTAGATTCTACAAAGTTTGTAGAAAAGATATTAGGTTCTCAAAACATCCCAGAGCTAAAGGTGAACTTTGCCCAAGCGTTTAAGGAAGTGTCTAAGGACAAAGAGGCGATGAAGAAGGTAAACGATGCCAAAGAAAAGCGGAAGGCAGAACTGAGTGAGACTAGCTGATGAGCAGCCAGACAATGTGTGCTTCGAGTGCGGTAAGGCTTGGGGTACACATCCACTAAAGAGTTCGGAGAACCACAGATCATGGATCGACCAATGCGATGTATGTTTAAAGCTCACAGCCGTAGTAGATGTTTCGGAATATGGTTATATGAAGGAAGAATGGGATGGAAAAAAAGTGGTGTAGTTCTTGTCAGGCTGATAGACCAAAAACTGGTTTTAAGCTGGTAGCAGTAGGCAGTCGGGTTCGCCCAGTAATGAGATGGAAGTGCGAACATTGTTTAAAACGAGAGTCGGAGAGAAAATATGGAAAATGATTTTATTTATACACCAAGTTCTACAGATATTACGATTCGGTGGCGCAAAGTCTATGGTTATGTGCCTGCAAGCGAGCAAGCAAAGTACCAAAAGAAATGGGCAGATTTTCGCGCCCTATCGTTAAAGACATTGGATGATGTAGATATTCCCGAACTACCAGGAGTTGTGCAATGGAAAAAGTGGCAAAAGTCCTAGTAGAGATAGGTGTTTACATTTTGTTACCTTTTGCGATAATAAAGGTGTCTTGGGAATTAGCAACTTCTTGGATTGAGGAATTAATAAAATGAGAAAC